TTTAGTACTACAGTATTTGTTACACCCTCAAGCTCCAAGGCTCGCTTGTAGCTCTCATTCCTAGCCCCCTTGTTGTGCGCAGCATCATGAGGCAAAAAGTGTGTATGGACAACCCATCCACGCTCAGCCATTTCACCAGTGTACCAAACAACATCCTCATTTCGGTTTTCAATATGGTCAAGCACCAGTGGAAAACCCCTTTCGTCAACTTGGAATAGGATAATACTTGTATAGTCAGCGTTACCTAGGTCCCATGCTGTGTAGTATGGCTTAGTTTTGTCCCCTTGAATGAATGTAACACGCCCCTCATCTTTCATGATTTTAGTTAACGCGCCAAACACCGAACCAGAGTTAGGGCTGACCCAGCTCGTCAGATACTCCTGCTGGTACAGAGCATCATTGCCGTATTTGTTGATAATTTTAAGACGCTCCTGCTCCAAAAAGCCAGGTGCCATATACTGAGCCACCTCCTCCATATCACAGTGCATGTTGTTCGCTAGTGCAAACTCAGGGTGTGCCAAAGCAAACTGGTACTCCTCATAAAAATGGTTTTTGCCACGAGGGGTCGAAATCATCACGCGCCACCCGCCTGTCTCTGCAAGCATGGCGGTAACCAACTCAATTGAGTTAGGGTTAAGGACGGCATACTCGTCAAACACCACGCCCATCAGACCAGCACCGACCAGTTTGTCGACGTTGTTGATACCAATAAGCTTGATGACAGAACCATTTGTTAGCTCAATCTCAAGTTTGGACGCATTCATGCGTACTATCATGTTTTTCGGTATCATATCCAGGAAGCGGACCCCCTTTGATGTCTGAGCAATCCAAATGTCATTATACGCCGTCGAATAGTTGTTAAAACAATACCAGTATGTGCCAGGCTTAGTAGCCGCCTCACGGATAAGCAGGTTCCACGCAAATAGAGATTTGCCTGCACGACGCGACCAGCATAGCACGATATACCGAATGCCATTATCAAACGCCTTTAATATCGCCTTTTGATAAAGACGCAGGACAATACCGCCGCCAATCCGCAGGAACTTACTCTTCATCAGAGGCTTCCGCCTCCTCATCTGAATCATCCCAATGCTCATCGTTGAGATGCCGAGTTAATGCCCCTTTGGAGTACAACACCCGCCAACAAAATGGGCATGGGTGTGGTATGTGTGCGTTGCCGTTCATTTTTTGCATTAGCCTATCTCCTCACTTTCTATATACCATACGCCATCATCACCCTGCACGGCTTCATACGGGGCGATATCAGCGTAGTTTTCTAATAAAAGGGTATCCAACCCATCTAGCCGCACAACATCGGCTACAGCACCGTCTAAATAGTTAAATAGCAGGTCTATAGCTCCAAGGTTGCCACCACGCATCGCCACGGCATAGACATTGGAGGCAAGAACCCGTGCCACGGTATGCTTATCACGGTTATCTCCCACCTCATAGGCATATGCTTGCCCACTATCTCCGACCTCATCTAGCTCTTTACGCAAAATGTGTCCTGGAGAATCAGCTTCACCAATAATAACTGGCTCGTCATCTCGCTCTACCTCCACAGTCTCGTCTTGCACCCGCGTCGACTTCACGGGCTTGTCAAGTTTCCTCGTAGCATCAGGGAATATCGTACGAACAACAGTGCGTTTTATGACCATAACCTGCTCAGGCTTACCAAGGATACGCTCGAACGCCATTTTCATGGCTTTCACGTCGCCCTCCTCACAACAAACCCGAAGCAATTCCGCCACCACTGCCTGATTCGCACTCATATCAGGAACCGCTTGGCGGAACTCCCGATAATTCATTAGCAAAAAGTCGTTAAAAAAGTTTTGGAGTTTCTTCCCCCGTGCCATAGTATTTGTCCTTGAGGGACTGTCCGTATGCCTCCCAGTCGATACGGAGGAAATTATCACCAAACTGGCGAGATAGCTCATTAAAGCCTGATTGCATCTCCTCTACTGTTTCTTTTGTCAGCATATAGCGGGCTGCTCCCTCATATGAGTATTTGTATTCTTGGTAGGTCAAAATCCGACCCTCCTCAATACACATTTTACCATACGTATTGGCTTCACGTAACCATAATACCCAGCCATACAGCTGGTATTTGTCGATTGCAGGTCGCTCCACCTCGCCTTTGGCTAATTTGATGGCACAACTGACCGCGTAATTTAGCCACGCCTGCTTGTCGTCAAGGATAAGCCGCTTCATCCGCCCACCGTCGCTACGCGGGCTGATATAGGTATACAGACAAAACCGTACACGGTCCACCAGCGACTGCTCAAAACTCATGGTGGCAGGCGCGTTGGATATCACCTCAATAAACCCATAGTTAGTGGTCTGGTACACCTCGCCACC